CTTTGCGAAATTGCTTGCCACAATCTTCGCACTTGCATCGAACTTCGCTTCGTTCCATTTCGTACCGCCTTTCGATTGGTTTTTCGGCCACATTACATTATACCACGCGTTGATTTTTGTATATGCAAATTTGTATTACATTTCTGGCTTGCAATATAACCGTGAAAGAAATACCATTTTGAAACATCATGAGTGAAAACGATCAAATCATATACAACCCAAGCGCAGACGCCGAATTGTTCAAGCGTCTGAACGACGAACAAAAAGCCGAGTGTGAAGAATCACTTTTCGCATTCCTTCTGAATGGCTGGCCAACACTTGAGTCACGCTTTGAACTTGATACAAATTGGCACATGGGTTTGATTTGCGAACACCTTGAAGCCGTGTATTTGCAGCAAATCGAAAAGCTGATCATCAACGTGCCGACACGATACTTGAAGTCAACATTCTGCACGATTTCATTCCCCGCTTGGGTATGGCAAAAAGACGCGAAGAAAAAGATTCTGTCGTGGTCGTATTCAATGCAGCTTTCAACAGCGTTGTCTTGGAAGCGTCGTCAGTTGATCGAATCGGCGTGGTATCAAACATTCTGGGGTGATCGCGTGCAAATGGCTGACGATCAAAACGTCAAGACAGAATACGCGAACAAAGCTGGCGGCGAAATGAAAGCTTCTTCGACTGGCGGTTCGATGACTGGTTCCGGCTGTGACATCATGGTCATAGATGACCCACAGAACCCAGCCGAAGCGTCGTCAGATACCGAACGCGAAAAGTGCATTGACTTCTGGTCTGGCACAGCGTCTTCGCGATTCGATGACAAGAAAAACAAATCGTGTGTGCTGGTCATGCAAAGGCTTCACGAAAAAGATTTGACCGGGCACTTCTTGGCCGAATACAGCGATTGTGTTCACCTGAAGATTCCAAACCAAGCGCCAGAACGAATCATCTATTCATACCCGCTGTCAGGGCGCACGAAAGTCTTCGAAGAAGGCGAAATTCTTCAGCCACGCCGTGAAGATGAAAAAGACTTGGCACAAGCGAAAAAAGAACTTGGGTCATACAATTTTGCAGCACAACGCCAGCAAGAACCAGTGCCACGCGGCGGCGGTATGATCAAAGAAAACTGGTTCAAGTATTACAAAGAATTGCCAGAACGCTTTGACTTGATCACGCTTTCAATCGACTGCGCATTCAAAGACTTGGAATCAAGCGACTATGTTGTTCTTCAGGCTTGGGGTCAAAAAGGTTCAGACCATTACTTGATTCGCCAGCTTCGCGACAAGATGTCGTTCTTGAAAACCAGAACAAACGTCAAGTCTTTCGCCGAGTTGTACCCGTCTTTTCATGAATTCTTGATCGAAGACAAGGCCAACGGAACGGCAATCATCAACAGCCTTTCGGGGGTTGTGCGCGCCCTGATTCCGATTGCGCCGAAAGATTCGAAGGTGTCTAGGCTGGCCGCGTGTGAACCAGAAATCGAAGCCGGGAACGTACACTTGCCAGACCCAGACCTGAACCCGTGGGTGAAAAATGATTTCATTCCAGAAGTGACGACGTTCCCAAAGGCTGAACATGACGATCAGGTTGACTGCATGACTCAATACTTGAACCGGGCCAGAACGCGAAATGTCGGCGAATTTTCTGATGATTTCGGTGACTTTGCAAACATTTCTGGGAACACTATTGCTGGAAGCATATGAATTACGTTGTAATACGAAAAAGAATTACTTGAATTAAGTATCATCGCGTCAATGACGACAAGGGGGAACGAATGGAACCAACAGCAACGCCGCCGGAAGGCATACAGCCAGCCACGAATCAAGACATCGACATGGCCAATACAAATGCGGCTGAAGCATCAAAACAGCAAGCCGTAGGGTCTTTCAACTTCGATGCGCGTGGTGATTCTGGTACGCGACGGTTCGGTGAAATCTTTGACGAAGAATACCTGAACAAACTGTCGGGAATGCGTCGGGCCGACATCTTCGATGAAATGCTTCGAAGCGATGACACGATCACCATGCTTCTGACTGCGCGAAAAAACCCGATCTTGAAAGCAACATGGCTTGTGGAACCAGCCAAAGGCGACAACCCCGAACAAGAAGAATTGTACCGCAAGCAAGCCGAACACGTTCAACATGAATTCTTTGATCGCATGACCCAAGACTTTTTTGAATTCTTGGAAGAGGCTTTGACGTTCATCGAACATGGGTATGCGCTTTTCGAACGCGTTCACGAACTGGTTGATGACCCGAAGTTCGGCAAATATGTCGGTTACAAGAAATTCGGCTGGCGTTCACAGCGAACAATTGACCGCTGGAACCTTCACAAAGACGGCAAGATTGCTTCTGTGTTCCAGCAAGCTGACGGTGACGTGGGCGCGTATGCACACATTCCCGGTGAATGGGTGACGATCTTTTCACTTCGAAAAACGGGCGACAATTACGAAGGCATTTCAGCGCTTCGTTCAATCTATGGCAATTGGCAACGCAAGAATATGTTCTTGAAGCTGATCGCAATAGGTATCGAACGCTATGCGGTCAACACACCCGTCGGGAAGATTCCGGCTGGCAAAGAAAACCAACAAGCCGAACGCGAAAAGTTCATAGGTATGTTGAAGGCCATTTCGTCGCATCATCAAAATTACTTTGCCTTGCCTTCCGGCTGGGAAGTTGATTTTTTGAAGAACCCATTTGATGCCGACAAAGTCGTTGCTGTGATCAAGCGCGAAGACGAAGGCATGGTTCGATCATTCATGGCGAATCATTTGAACCTTGGCCAAGGCGGTTCGTCAGGCGCGTATGCGCTTGGAACTGATTTGTCAGACCAGTTCTTGTCGATCATCGAAAACGATGCGGCGATCATCGCGCGCCGATTCAACAAAGAAATCATTCGCGAATTCATCAATCTTAACTATGGCAAACAATCAAAATACCCGACATTGAAAGTTGTTGGAATCAACGACAAGTTCAGCAAAGAGTTTGCAGAAATCTTGAAGCTGTTGGTTGACGGCAAGCTGTTGACGGCCACAGAAAACCTTGAACGCTGGCTTCGAAAGCGTCTCAATACACCGGAACTTCTTGAAATCGACGCGGCATCTATTCCAGACGTGCGCAAACAACAACAGCCTTCTTTGTTCGATGAACAATTGAAAGGCGTCACGTTTGCCGACCTGAAAAAGACAAAGGGCAAAGTCAAAGAACAGATTGAATCATCGGCTGAAGACGTAATGACGGCCATGCGCGATGAACTTCAAGCGCGTTCCGAAAAATACATCACACAGCTTGTGAATGCGCTTCGAAAAGAAAAGCGCGACAACTGGCGCAAGGTCATTCGCAATGCGCCAGACCTTCCACAAGAAGCCGACTATTTGAAAAAGGTGAAGAAGGCATTGACCGAAACCGCTGGCCGATCACTTGCGCAAGCGCGCAATGAAATACCCGGCGGTCGAAAGATTGAATTCTGTGAAAAGCTGAAAAGCCGAATCAGTCTGGCCGATACCGACGACATCTTTGATTCATTGCCGAAGAAGGTGAAAGAACTGATTTTGACAGACCCAACGATTGCGGCTGGCGCACAGTTCGGAACCCTTCGCACAAAGATTCTTCTTGTTGCTTCTGGCGCGGTCGATGAAACCGCCGACCCAGACGTGATTGAAAAGAAATTGAAAGACGAAGTGAACAAGGCGCTGACTGGCGTTGCGGCTGAATCTGAATTCAGCGGCATGATTTCAACAGCGGCCACGAATTTGACTTCGAAAGTTTACAACACGACACGCATTGAGTTCTTCCAAACAGACGAAGCGCTTGAAAAGATCGAAGCATTTCAGTTTGTGAACTTAGACCCAGTGTCGCCAATATGCCAAGACTTGAACGGTCGGGTGTTCGCGAAAGACGACCCGGAATCAGACCAGTATTTGCCGCCATTGCACCACAACTGCAAGTCGTTCATTGTACCGATTTTTGATTTGCAAGGTAAAAAGGTCAGCGACATCGGACTGAAGCCAAGTTCACCGACCCTAGAAAAATTCAAGACACTTTAATTATTTGACGAAAGGTGTATTACATATGAGTATTACGAAAGTGAAGAACATCAAAGGCGCATTCATATCACGGCTTCAACTTGCTGACGGCATTGATCGCAACGGCATCAAGCGCGTTCAGCTTCTAAGGACGGGAACCTTCAAACACCCAATGGCACCCAACGGTGCATTCACAATCACACCTGAAACATTGCTGAAGATGAAAGCCAACTTTGATGCAAACGCACGTCGTCTCGACAAGGGCGAAATACCCTTGGACTACGGCCACAACGACGGCGGCAAAGCCGCTGGCTGGATTCAGAAGGTCGAACTTGACGACAACAACAATCAGCTATGGGTTGACATCAATTACACACCCGAAGCTGAAAAGGCTGTACTTGAACGCGAATGGCGATTCATTTCAGCCGACATTGATTTTGACTACGAAGACAACGAATCAGGTATGAAGTTGGGTCCAACCCTTCTCGGCGCTGGGTTAGTCAACCGACCGCATATCAAGTCAATGAAGGCGGTGTTCAATGAACCCGACTACGCTGGCGAAGAAAAACCAAACAACGAAAAAACAAAACCAAAGGGGTTTTCAATGACACCAGAAGAAATGATGAAAAAAATCGGTGAACTTGAAGCCATGATCAGTCAACTGAAGGCGCAGCTTGCGTCGGCGGGGACTGCTAAGGCTGACGCCGACAAACAACTGGGTGACATGAAAAAAGCTGAAGAATCTTTGAAAGAACAACTCAAAGAAGCAACAGCAAATGTCGCAAAGTTGACCGAAGAAAAGAACACCGTTGCGAAAGAAGCAAAGTTCGCAGAATACCTTGCCGCTGGCAAAGTGATTCCGGCACAAAAAGAAGCTTTCATGAAAATGGAACTTTCACTTGCTGAAACACTTTTCAAAGACGCCAAGGTTGTGAACTTGAACGACAATGGCCACGGGAACCGCACAACGAACAACAACGACGGCAAAGGCGGCGAAAAAGCTGCAAGCGACATCGTTGAAGAACGTGCGGCTGAATTGATGAAAACGAATGCAACAATGAAACTGGGTGAAGCGTACAGCAAAGTATTAAGTGCCGACAAAGACTTGGCAAAGAAATACGAAGCTGAAACACGCCTTCATTCTTAAGGGGGTGACTCATGTCTAAGTTTCAACAACCAAGAACACGCAGTTTCGTTGCAGCCGTTGATTTGTCTGCAAAGAAATACCACGGCGTGAAACTTCACGCGACAGAAGGTCAAGTGACCATTGCTGGCGCTGGCGAAGCTGAATTCGTATTGATGAACGCGCCTTTGGCCGGTGAAATCGCAGAATGTGCGATGATCGGCGGCGGTGCGCAAGTTCATTCAGGTGCCGCATTTGCACTAGGTGCAGAACTTTCAAGTGACGCAAACGGGAAGTTCATCACAGCGGTTTCAACAAACAAAGTTGTCGCAATTGCGTTGAGTGCGGCGGCTGGCGCAGACGAATACGTTGAAGTTGAACGTGTTCGATATGTGAAGGCGTAGGGGGTGAACCATGACGCAAATTAAAGCAATAGTTGATAAGTTACTGACAAACGTATCGAATCAACTTGTTCCAGAAGGTTACATTTCAGAATTGCTGTTGCCCGAATTGAATGTTGTGCAAACAACAGGATTGATCGGCAAATACAGCAACGATCACTTGCGAATCATCGACACAACTGTTGGCGGCAAAGGGTTGTACCCTATGGTTGACACTGTTGTTCGGTCTTCTTCGTCGTACAAACTCGTTGACCACGCACTGAAAGAATTGCTGGTTGAAGATGATTTTGACAACGTCGAAAAGCCGTTCGATGCCGAACAAGATTCAGTTGTCGCGTTGACAACACACCTTTGGCTTGAAAAAGAAAAAGGTTTGGCCGACGCAATGGCTGGCGGCACAATCACTCAAGGTGTCACACTTGCTGGCGGCGACCAATGGTCTGCATACAGCACGTCGAACCCCCTTGAAGATTTGCGCGACGGTCGTAAAGGTGTTCGTGGCGGCTGCGGCATGAAAGCCAATGTTGCTTTCATGGACGAAGACGTTGCAGACACATTACGTTTTCACCCACAACTTCTTGACAGCCTTGGGTTCAAAGACAACAGACCCGGCGGCTTGCAAGACAGTGAACTTGCGAAAGCATTGAAGGTTGACAAAGTGTTGATCGCTGAAGTTGTTTACAACTCAAGCCTTCAACCCGCAGCCGATGCGCTTGCGCCAGTTTGGGGAAAACATTTCTGGTACGCACACATTCCGGGCACAGCCGCAAGACGACAACAGTCGCTTGGGTATCGTGTTCAGAAGGCTGGCCAGAAGCCACGCCAAGTGTTCAAGTCATATCCTGACGAACCAGTAAACAGCACAAAAATCATCGTGAAAGACAAGTATCAACAAGTCATCACGAACGAAAAATGTGCATACCGTATCACAAACGCGATTGCGTAATGCGATCAAATCAGGGGGTGTGCAAACACCCCTTGAAGTTTTTTGAATTGAAAGATCAACCAACAAACCGGGGAATGAACAAATGAATGAACAAACCGAAACAATCAAAGAAGACGGAATCGTTGACGCGAAAAACTTCCAAGTTGCAACAAGACAGTCAACAGACCCGCTTGAAAAAGAAGAACGCGAAAAAACAAAAAAGTTCGCGAAACCAGCGCCGAAAGGTGCGTTCGTAGTCACACAAAACATCAAGGTTGACGGCAAGAAGTTCAGCCGTGGCGACGAATTTGAAGGCAAATTGTACGCTGATCTATTGGCCACAAAGTCAGTTGTCAGCAAAGATGAATGGGCGAAACGATGACATATTCACTGACTAGCGACATTCGCCGCGAATTCAAATCGGTTCTTGAACAAGGTGACGTTGTCACCGAAAGCAAGATTGCCGAATTTCAGCTTGGTTTTTACAGCATGATCAATTCGTACTTGGCGACCCGCTATTCTGTGCCGATCACCGGGACCAGCCCGGTCAATCAAAAAGACACCATTGCTTCAGCGGCGGCGGCTGGTTCCGGGGAAGTTCGGCAATTCACGATCACAGTCGGAAGTTCAACGAAAACCTATTCGTACACGACAGACGCGGCAAAGACTTCGCTTGAAATAAGCACAGCCTTGCTTGCGGCCTTGAATCTTGACGTGAACAGAATGGTTGACGGCGAAATCGTCGGCAATGATCTTGTGATTGAATCGAAAGTTCTTGGCCTTGCATACACTGTGACGGCTGGTTCGAATGTGACTGCGACGAATACACAAGTCGCGGTACTTGGTTCGACAGCACTTCGTTTGCTTCGAAAAATTGAAACTGAACTTGTTGCGTGCAAGATCGCTGGCATTCTGAAGACGAAAGTCGCAGACAAATTGCAAGCGTCTGGCGTTCGCCAAGACATCAAAGACGAATCGTGCGGCAAGCAAGCCTTGGCCATGCTGAAAGACCTTCAGGACGGCAAGGCGGTTCTTGAAGACGTGTCGCTGGCTTCCAGCGGCGGCGGCCTTGAATCGAGTGCATACGCTGGCACGTTCAAAAAAGATGTCAGGCAATGGTGACGTGAATGGCAAGTCGTGACGAAGAATTCATCAAAATGAACATCGAAAACCTGAAGGCGTTTCAAGCAACGCTGACGAAGGCTTCGAAGCAAGTCGCTGACTTGTCGTTCGCAATGGGTGAAATCGCGCGCGACTTCTACAAATCTGAAAAAGCAATCTTTCAGTTGAAGTCACCCGGCGGGTTCCCAGACTTGGCCGAATCAACAAAAAAACAAAAAACACGCCTTGGCATTCCTTTGTACCCGATCTTGAAAAGGTCAGGCAAATTGGAAGCGTCAGTGACATCGCCAAGCGCGCCCGGTTCACATTTGCGAATCGGCAAGACGTTCGTTGAAATTGGTTCAACGATTCCATACGGCATTTTTCACAACAGCGATTTGCCACGAAGAAAAATACCACAACGCAAGTTCTTTTTTCTTGGCCCAGAATCGCGCGAATTCGCTGGCAAACGCGACTTCGGCGGTCGGCCTGTGCGTTGGAAGAACATCATTGAAGGGTACGTTGACGCCGTACTGAAACAAACACAGAAGGGGTGAACATGGCAAAGTATGATGCCGAAACATTGTTGACTGATCTTCTGTCGATAGTGAAATCAAATTTGAATTCAAAATTGAACGAAATTCAGGCTGAAAAGGCCGCGCTTCTAGGTGATCAAAACTTCGTAGTTCCATTGATCAACGACGGCGCGTGGTTTGACACGCTTGATGAAAAAACAGCGAACTTTGACCCGTATGTTTATTACGGGTTGAACGACAATACCGTGATCGAGTTGGCTTCTGCCGAGAGTAGCGAACTTGCGATCTTCTTCACCGTCGTTCTTCACTACAATGGGAATGATGCGACCATGTATCGAAAAATGCTTCGATACATTCGGGCGCTTCAAGAAATTGTGCGTGAACATTTCGGCGACGTTCCCGAAGTCGCGCGTCTTTCAGTACGAACAATCGTGCCGAATGATTTGCGTGACCTAGACACGTCAGAAATGCACAAAATCGGCGGTATTGTGATCAACACGGCCATTGCGTAAAGGGGGAACTGTGAAAGAAGAAAAAAGCGAAAAACAATTTCAAACTGTTGAACCAAAGAACAGTTTTTTCAAGTCAGAAAAGAAGGCCGAACCAAAGCCTGAAAAACTGATTGCGAAAAAAGCACTGAAGGTGTCAAAGCCGAAAGAAGTCTGGTCGGTGAAAGCTGGCGACGACGTTTCGAATTTGAGTTCCGACAAGCTGCAAGTTCTGAAGAACAACGGTGTAATCTGAAGGGGTGACAAATGGTAACACAACCAAGAAATCTCTTTGGTATTCACTCAATCCTGTTCTATCGCCGAAGCGACGGAACCCCATACGGGCCGCCGTTGAAGGTTCTTGCGTCGGGGGGTGTTGACCTTCCAGCCGACTTCGAAGACTTAACAGGGGGAAGCGAAAAATTCGTTCTGGCATCGGAACCAAAAACGATCACGCCAGAAATGAAAGTGACTACCAAAGACTATGCAGACTACTTGTACCAACTTTTCATGGGTGCAACAGTCACGAAGAATGCGGCTGAAGCAAGCGGCAATGTTTCAACGCTGACAAATTACAAGGGCACGTCTGTCGTTGCGGCGACGGGTATTGCATCGGTTTCGGCCTTGGCCGGAAGTGAAGCGAACCTGAAGTTCGGTCGCTATGTCGTGAAAGCAATTTCTGCGACAACTGTGAACGTACTTGTGTCGTCTGACATTGATCTACGGCGCGGCACTGACGTTTCGTACCAGAACGACGACCTTGAATTGCTTGCGACTGACGTGACAATCACGACTGGCGCAGATTCCAACATCGCATCACTTGGCATCAAGTTGACTGGCGGCGCTGGCGCAATTGCAATGGTCGCGGGTGATACGGCTGAATTTGAAGTCAGACCGATCAACGCTGGTTCTTCTGTCATCGACATCGGTGACGTTGGAACAGAGTTCCCAGAATTCGGTGCGATAATCTATGCACAAAAACGCGGTTCGGGCGAAATGTTCGAAATCGAATGTTATCGTTGCATAGGCGCTGGTCTTCCAATGAACTTCGAAGAAAAAGTTTTCGCGCAAGCGGAACTGACAATCAAAGTTCTGAAAGACTTCACGCTTGATCGTGTAATGCGAATCAGGGCAATTACATTTTAGTATTCAAGATTTGAAAGGGTTCTTGTCACGGATGACATTCGTGAACAAGGACGTTCAAACCCGGTGCGGGGGTTCGAAAGAACCCCCGTATTTTATTTCAATTTCATGGGTGACGGGTCATGGCTGTTTGCCACGCAAAGAATTGTCGCGACGAATTCACCCCGTCACAAGATTTTTGATTCGAAGACATATAGTGCGCGCATAGATCGCTGGCAAGGCCAACAATCCAAGGCGACGAATGTCGTCACGTTCTTTTCGGTACGCGTCTTTGCATTCACGGCAAATCGGCTTGCCCTTGATGTTTTGAAAGGTTTCAGCGTTGCAGCGAAGGCATTTCATTTGTCGTCTGGTTCAAGGTCGCGACGGCTGGGCGTGCAATTCTGTGCGGCATATCGACCCCATTCGCTGACATTGCCTTCTGTGTGAACCAGCGCTTTTTGTAATACATTGTTGTATTCTTTGTTTGTCAGCCTGACAGTGACATTTGTGCGCGATTCTGGTTTGACTTTCTTCAATCTTAGATTCATAGTTGTATTATATTTTTGACATACGAAAAAGCAAGTCAAAAATGTAATACGGGGGAAGAATGCAGAACGAAGTTTCGAAACAACCTTCACGCAATTTGAATGACGTAGTCGGCGCGCCATTCCCATTCAGATTGAAAGACGGCACAGTTCTTGGCCTTGATGACTGGACTATCGCAAGCGAATCATGGGCGAAATCGACGTTTGGTTCGATGCAGAAGTTCAACGACACGATGTTTCGGTCTGTCGTCAACCCAAACGCAACAGAAGCCGATATGGACGGTGCAGTTGAAGCGTCATTGAAGGTCGCGGCCCATCAACTTGACGAAGCATCATACCGAATAGTTGATGAACGCAGACGTGAAGGCCAAACGACTGAAGAATTTCTGGCTTCAAATCTTCGATACGATGATTTCAAGACGCTTTGTCATTCGATTCTTGACATGATCAAGGCGTCATTCCCTGAGGGCTGGGAAGAAGAACAGAAAAAAAAACTTCAGGCGATGCGGGTGACGCAGCAAACGAAGAAGCCAGCACGCCGATAGACTGGTCGTACTTTTTTCATTTGCTTGCACACTGGTATGGCTTCACTAAGCGCGACGTATTACAATTGACTCGAAAGCAAATCGTTCTTCACTTCGAACATATTCGAGTGCAGAATCATAGTGACAAGGCTTTCGAAGCAAAGCTTCATGGGTTCAAGATGAACACGCCGCTGGCCGAACAGCGCTGGGAACCTGAAAGCGATCAGCGCTTGAAAGATTTGGCCCGAAGGCGCTTCGAAGAAATGTCAAAACGGGCTGAAGAAGTGAAGGGGTCAACGTAATGGCATTAGACTTGCGAATTTTGATTGAAGGCGACCCGAAGAAATTTCTTGAAGCTGTCGAAGAAGTCAAAGACAAATCGCAAGACCTTGACAACACACTTTCAACCATTGGCACGCAAGCTGGAATCGCATTTGCTGCGTTTTCTGGCGCAATCATTGGTTCTGTTGCGGCCTTTCGTGAATCAGAAAAAACAATCGCACAACTCGATGCCACACTTCAATCAACTGGCTTTGCCGCTGGTTTGACTTCGGGTGAAATTCAAAAAATGGCGTTGTCATTTCAAGACCTGACGACGTTCGGTGACGAAGCGATCATTTCTGGTCAATCAATCTTGTTGAAATTTCGATCAATCGGCAAAGACGCATTTGAACCAGCAACGAAAGCAATGCTTGATATGGCGCAAGCAATGGGGGGTGACGTTCCCGGTTCGGCGCAATTGCTTGGCAAAGCACTTGAAAACCCAACTCAAGGCATCACACTTCTGACAAAACAGGGCGTGCAGTTCACTGATCAACAAAAAGAAATGATAAAGACGTTTGATGAAACTGGTCGCGCGGCTGAAGCGCAAGCAATCATCTTGAAACAAGTTGGCGTTGCATTCGGCGGGTCTGCACAAGCCGCCGCAAACGGTTTGGGTGTTTACACACAACTGAAAGAAGTTCTTGGCGACATCGTCGAAGGTATCGGCAAACAATTCGCACCGACATTCAGCGCTGTTGGCAAAGTGCTTCTTGATTTCGCAAAGAAGATTCGTGACAACGAAGCGCTTCTGAATGCGATTGCAAGAATCTTGGCCGCTGGCGCTGGAATGGCTGGCTTCATTACGGCTTTGACCATTGGAACGCTTGCCGTTTCAAAGATCGTGACTGCAATTCAAATCATGACTGTGGCCTTCAATCTTTCGCGTGTGGCTGTTGCGGCCTTTGCTGGCGCGGCAACACTTGGAATCGGTCTTGTTATTGCATTCTTGCCAGAAATCATTGCGTTCGTGAAAGACATGGTGACTGCATTCGAAGCTGCGAAGACAAAGATCATTGCTTTGTTTCAAAACTTGGCCGCAAATCTTCTAAACATTGGTTCGAAGATCGGCGACTTTTTGAAATCACTTTTCAGTTTCAATTTTGAAGAAATCAAATCGAGTGCTTCGGCGCTGAAAGATGCGGTTTCGAAAGCCATTGATCAAACATTCAAAGACGGCATTGAAGTCAAATCGGCTGTCAGAACGAAGTTTGATTCAGACGCAGCGGCGGCACAGCAACAAATTGCAGAACAAGAAAAGGCCGACGCAGAACGTGCGAAGGCCGGGGAAGCTGCGCGCGCGCGCGAACTTGAAGCCGAAAAGAAGGCTGGCGACGAAAAGCTTGCTGAAAAGAAAAGACAAGCTGACATCGAAACGCAAATCGAACAAGTCAAACGCGAAGTGATCGTTGCCGAAAAGAACGGTGAAAAAGACGAAGTCATCAAAATCAAAGAAGAAGAAATCAGCCTTCTTCAGTCGTTGAAAGACGCTGAATCACAAACTGATCGTGAACTTGCTCAAATAAAACTTGAAGAATTTAGGGCTACTGAAGACGAAAGAATAGCCACAGCTATTCAAAAACTTGAAGAAGAAGCTGCACAAAAAAGAATCAAGCAAGCCGAAGAACGTGAAAATGATCTTGCTTTGAAAGAAGAGTTTGCGGCACTTGATGAAGAAGATAGAAAAATTGCACAAGAAACAGACTTGGCTAAGCTGACCGAAAGTCAGCTATTGCGTCGCGAAGCGCTTATTGCTGCATCACAAGAAGAAGTGAATACAAGAAAAAAAGCGCAAGACATGCAATTGAAAGATCAAATCAAGTACGGCCAGACGTATGCAGCGATCAATGCCGCTATAAATTCACAAGCGGTTCAAGGTACTGCGCAAGCGACAAGCCAACTGACACAGCTTCAGTCTTCAAGAAATTCAACCTTGGCCGGAATAGGCAAAGCGGCGGCAATCACACAGATTGGTATTGATACGGCGAAAGCTGCAATGTCGATCTATGCTGGCTTTTCGACGATTCCAATTGTCGGCCCGGCCCTTGGGGTCGCTGGCGCTGTTGCGGCGATTGCGTTTGGTGCCGAAAAGATTTCACAAGTTCGATCAGCACAAGAAGGCGGTATCGTTCCGGGCACTGGTTCTGGCGACATTGTTCCAGCCATGCTTGAACCGGGTGAAATCGTCGTACCACGGGCACTTGCGCCGACATTCCAAGAAGAATTTGCTGGTCTGTCGCCTGACGGTGATTCGCCAGCAAGACGGTCTGAAGTTAAGATCGGCACAATCATCGGCACCGAAGAATTTGTGAAGGGTTCGCTGATTCCGGCGATTCGTGATGCCGTTCAACTCGATAATGCGAACTTGGGGGTCGGATAATGGCATTCAAAATAACAACAGAATACATTTCATGGTTCAACATGAAGCAAAGGTGTCAGAACCCGAAACACCCAAGATTCAAAGACTGGGGTGCGCGTGGCATTCGTGTTTGTGATCGTTGGCAAACATTCTCAAATTTCTTCGAAGATATGGGCAAGAAGCCAAGCAAGACACATTCGATTGATCGCATTAACAATGACGGAAATTACGAACCAACAAACTGTCGATGGGCCACAAAAAGCGAACAATCAAAAAATCGCAAATACAAAAAATGGTCTGATCTTCCCTCTGGAATAAGCCGACATCGTGGCGGCTTTCAGGTATATCATGGCAAACAATATATTGGTTTTTCAAAAAATCTTGAAACTGCAAAGGGGTTGTTGAATGGCATATATGCACTTCGTCCCCAAGCTTGAATGGAAGAAGGGAACTGTCAGCGGCACAACTTCAATCGGTTCACCGACTGTGACTGGCATCGCTTCAACGGCTTCAATCGAAACTGGCCTTTCATACAATATGTTTTTTGAAGGCACTGGC